GTGCTGCAAGACCCACGCTTTGAGGCAGCCCGCTTTGCCGCAGATAACGGCATCTTTCGCTGCTACCTGCACGCCATGGGCGGCGCACTGGCGACCCGTGCCGAACACCCAATCAAGCTGGCCCACCTTATCGAGGAACAGGCCAACAGCTATGGCGAAGACATCAAGCGCCTGATGGGCATCACCTCCGCTCGCCTTGGCATCAAGACCCGCCTGCAAGGGTGGGAGATTGTGCCTGCCGGTACCCATGAAGCCAGGAAAGCCGCCGAGACTGCAGCGAGGGGGGTTGGGGTTAAGACGGGCGACAGCCCGGCACCTTGGAGCTCTGACAATAACTGTACGCTACCCAATCCTGATGTCTTCACAGAGCAGATCATGAAGGAACAATGGGGATTATCGTTCTTCTCCATCGACCGATTACGGTCAGGTGCCAGCGTAAGGGCGGATGGTTTCACCCTTTGGCTGGAGAACGGCCAGCTGCAGTCGTGCCGAGCGCTCCCGAGCGAGCCGGATTGGGTGCTCGATGGCCAGCCGCCCGCGGAACAGAGCCAGCTGGATGAATACGCGGTACCGGAAGACGATCCGGACTGGCCGATGCTGGTTGAGCTGTGCTGCAAGGTCTACCAGGCACAGGGGCATACCGGGGCGCACCGCTGGATCGAGATGCTGCCGCAGCCCTATCAGTCAGAGATGTGGCGTGTGTTGGAGGGTCTGGATTGACGGCGGGTGTCAGACTGGAACCTAATGGGAATTGATTTTGAACCCGTTGATTTACCGAATCTAGGTGTGCCTAATCGAGTTGAGCTTTCATTGCTCATTTACCTAACTACTCAAACCGTTATAATTGCGAAAAATCTTAATCGAACAGGTGATGACGTGTCACAGCGCAATGATATTATTGATGTTTTCAGAGGTATTGCTGTCCTTTTAGTTACAGGGTTTCATCTCTTCATGTGGTCTGGAACATCAACAATTCCCCTATGGGGTGGTTTTGATGCCATGGGTATCTTCGGTAATGGTTGGATTGGTGTTGGATTGTTTTTTGTTATTTCTGGATATTGCATGTTCGGGGTAACATCAAAAGCATTTAACCCTAACGTTACATGTAGAAAATATTCCATGTATTTTTTTTAAACGGTATTTAAGGATTGCAATTCCATATTACATATCAATTGTCTTTTGGGTATTTGTTATTGAGAGATTTGGCGTCGCGGTAAAGCCAACAGGGACTGTAGATATAATTACTCACCTCTTATTCATACACAACCTTCACCAAGAAACATTTTTCTCTATTAGCGGGGTGTATTGGTCGCTAGCCGTGGAAATGCAGTTTTATCTTATACTCCCTTTATTTTTAGTATTCTTCCGAAGAGTATACTCACAACTAATCGTGTTGTTTTTATCAGCATCAGTTGGAGTCGCCATAAATTTACTTTCATCAAACCAGTTATTTACGTGGGGATTGAGCACATATCTATATTTGTTTTTGCTTGGGTGGTTACTTGCCATGCATCAAAGAAAAATAGCTAATGTTGTAACTAAACCAATACTCATGGCTTTGATGGTAATCATATCTGTGGCATTGCTTTGTTATAAAGGGAATGGATTTAACAATCACATTAAAATATATGAGCTAATTATATCAACGATAGTTGGCCTGCTCATGGTTGGATTTATTAGTTTAAACGATTCACGTACTTTGGGTTACTTCATTAAAACAATGTCATTTATAGGTGTGCGATCGTATTCAATTTATTTGTATAATTATGTATTTTGGTTTTTTGAACGCAACAACCTAAATATTTTTTCAATAATAAGCATCTATTTTTTCATTTTGCTTTTTGGCACTTTTATGCACTATATTGTTGAAAGGAATGCTGAAAAATTCAGACGCATCATTTTTAATAGCCAAGAACCTGTAACGATCACCAGCACGAAAAGTTTGTAAGCGCTCTTAAAATGGCCCTGTAAAAATGGATTTATTACAGGGCCCATGATAGTTCATCGATGATCACTCCTCCTTGTTTGGCTCATTACCGAATCAAGATGATGGTTGAGCGTAATCCATGCTCTGCATCACTCTCTCCAGCGGGTCCTTCAGTTCCTGCTCCAGTTCGGGGGTGCTGTTACGCAAAGCCTAGATGATGGCGGCCTGCATACTAAAAAGATCATTTTGCCACCAGTAGTTCGTCAATCGCGGTGGTATATGGGGGCTTAGCTGCCCCCGCTTCATCATCCACTCTTTGCTATCTCGGCCGCAGCCGCGAAGTAGACCTTCCCCAACCGTCCCTGGTTGAGCTTGTCGATGACCTGCATCAGCTCCTCACAGCGTTGGGATTGCTGCTGTGCAGCAAACAGGTCGCTCTGCTGCATGTTGGTAGGGGTGAAATCGGCTAGCTTTCCAGCTCCTGCCCCTCACTGAAATGGATGGGCCGATAGGCAGGGTTGCTAGAGAGCTAGGCGACTGTGAGCTCAAGCTACTGCACCTTCACCATGAACTCGCCATCGACCGCAGCGACCACAACGCTGCCGTGCCTGACCTTGCGGCTCCGGTCGACGACCAGCAGGTCGTCATCGCGGATCCCGTGGTCGACCATGTTGTCACCTGCCGCCCGCACGAAGTAGGTGGCCGCCGGGTGAGTCACGCACAACGGATTGAGGTCGATGGTCTGTTCGGTGTAGTCCGGCGCCGGCGACGGAATGCCGCAGGCCACCGGGGAGAGGAACAGAGGCAGCTCCAACAAGGGAGCATCAGAAACGGATCTCCGTTCGGTGTTTGACTCCTTCTACCACTTTATCCCAAGAACAAGCCAACACACACTATTAGCCAACCAAACACAAAGTCATTTAAATATAAAATCTCGTTTACGACATTAGATAATATCCAACCTTATCCGCTTTAGCTTTTTTATATCCAAAATCATATTCTCCCTCTTTTTCTAAGCGGCATCTCAATAAATCGATAACTTAACTCAGCCATGACAAAGGTAATCGCTAAAAAAAACAAAAGATTTAATATGGTTTCAAATGTACCAATTACATTTAGATCAAAGCCCAATATTATTCTTGTCAGCGATAGCCCTACGACATGAGTTAAATATATTGAATATGATCTGGACCCAATATAGTCACACACACTTCTAAACAGAATATTGCTTGAAAAAACACCTCCGTTATAACTGGCTATAAATACTAATATACCTGAAACAACAGCAGTCAAACCAACGGAAAAACTCACAAATGGTTTTGGACTAGACAATAATGCCAAGGAGAATACAAGAACAATTAACGCAGCAAAAGGAATTAATTTACAAGAGAATATTTTAAAAAATATCTCACTCCTATCACGGCCATTGCTAAGAATAGCAATCATTACACCTATAGCTATAGCATCAGTTCTCAGAGACCACATGAATGGTGTTGCCTCATTCAATGTTCTTGGTAAAAAAAATTGTGACAAGAAAACAAAAAAGAAAAACAGAAACAACTTTTTCCTTTCAAAAATGAATGCAATCACAGGTAGTAATATATAGAATTGATTCTCTAGAGATAAACTCCAGTAAATGCCAAGTTCGCCACACGAACCTTGTGGCCTACAGGTAATGAAATAAAAATTCTGAGTTTGAGTAATTGCATGAAATGCTGATTTAATAGTTAATTCAAATGGGATAACTACCCCTTGCCCTCCCCAAACCAACGACATAACTATAACAATCAGCACCCAAAAAACAGCTGATGGCATTAAACGCCAAAATCGTCTTCTCCAAAAGGAATACGAAAACTCCCAGAATGAATAAAAACTTTTATGATTAGGTATTTTATTAATTATCGATAGCGTTACGATATAACCAGAAACACAGAAAAAAAGATCTACTCCGCTACCAAACTTTGCATAATTCAAGACATCCCAATATAAAGAGCTCGGGCTAAAAAGTATTGCAGTATGAGCAAGCAATACAAATAAAATTGCTATCGTCCTTAAAACCTCTATATCATGATTCTTTTTAGACGAAACTAAATCCGACATTTAACATCACCCGATGAATAATTAAATATGCTTTACGTTTTGTATGTATTCAAAATTCATTGAGCATTCTACACAGACAGGGATTGCCGAGCTAGATCAGTGCAAGAATCTGACAGGAAGTGAAGGATCTCAAAAAGGATCCAGATCCCCACGCGCTGCCAGTGCTGGCGCTGGGAGCCGATACCCGCCCCCAGTCGTTCACCTGCATGATTTTCAACACATAAAGCGCGCAGGCGAGGCGGGCTCCCGATTGCGCGCGCTGGGTGTTGAGGGGCCTTTCGAGGCTCCGCTCATGCTCGCAGGTGCGCATGAAGGATCTCGGGAGTGTGATGGACGAAGGGTTGGCCGAGGGTGGCCTGTAGCGCGACTGGTACGCTCTGGCAGGATGGGAGCTCAGCCAAAACAAAGCCCCCTGCGTAAAGGGGGCTTTAGATTACGAATCTTACACAAGAAAATGCCTTTTAAAAATAGCCAAGGTTTTCAGCTTTGCACTGTCAGATCTGACAGTCGATAGGAGGTGAACCGAATTATCTCCTCCCCAGCCCACTCGTTGAACTGCGCAAAGTTTGCCTTCATGCTGTCGATCTCGTTGACGTCAAACACCTGGGCCGCCTTGGTCACATCCCCGAACCCGCCCGTATTGTTCGGTACGACCCCCATCAGTTGCGGCGGTACCCGATGGGCCGCCAGCTGGTCATCCCGGCTCACCCCCTTGATGGACAGGAAATCATCCTTGGCCGCAATCTCGGCCACCGGGATCAGCTTCACCGAATCCGCCTTGCCACCCGGGGTATAGAGCAGCAGGTTACGGAAGTTGCCCGGCCCCTTGCTGTTTTGCAGCGTCGTCTTGAGCGCGGTGATGTCGCCCTCGTTCTGCAGGGCATCGCTGATGTGCAGGATGAACCCCGCATGACTGCCGTTCTCGTAGTAGCGACGGCGAAACAGCGTGGCCGACTCGTTGAGCAGCGCCGAGTTCAGGCTGGCCACGTAGTCGGGGATGCCGTAAATCTCCTGATTCACATCCGCCTCCATCACATGCCCCACATCACCGGCGGGCAACTCCACCTCATCCCCTGGCCTTGACACCCACCAATAACGATCCAGGTCGAGGGATCGGCGAGTGTACTTGGCCGGCATCTGGTCATAGCGCAGCGTACCGCCCAGCCGGTTACGCCCACGCTGCAGGTAAGCGTTGCCGAAGATCTCGTAGTCCATCACCAACCCGGTGAAGGCGGCCAGGCTCAGTTTGGGATGAGGGATGAAACAGCCGCGCAAGATATTGCGCTTCACCTGGATGGCCGAGGCGTGATGCACCGCCGCCCGATAGACCCGCGCCAGCCCGTGCAGGCTCAGGGGATGCTCATACCAGCGGCCGTTGTGCATCGACTCCAGGTAATCGAACACCTCCCGCTGGGACAACACCGGGATAGCCTCGCCAAACGTAAACGCCTGCACACCGGCAGGCGAGTTGATCTGCTCACTCATCAGTAAATCTCCATAAAGCCGGAATTGGTGTCGGTCTGCCCCTCAAGGGGCTCGTGTAACAGGGCTTGCATGGTTGCCCAGGCAATATCGGCGTGGCTGGTCTCATCGGAGCGGCTGGCCTCGAAGGTGGGTAGCTTGCCGCTTTGGGTCACGGCACGGCGGATGCTCATAAACGCCTGGGCCAAGTCGGTCCAGCCGCTGTCGAACTCCAGCCGCCCCTTGTTCATCACATCCTGTGCCTTCATCACCATCCGCATCTTCACGTTGGGGTTGTACTGGATGGCGGTCACTGCAGGGTAAAACTGCTTCACCAGCTGATAGACCCCCTCCCCGATCCCGGTGGTATCGATGCCGATATAGGCGACGTTGTAGCGATCGCAGATGGCGCGAATGGATTTGGCCTGGGCGTCAAAGTCCATCCCCTGCCAGCGGTGGCGCTCCAGCACCCGAAACTTGCCGCCGGGCACCAGTGGCGGGGCCAGCACCGCGCAGCCGGCGCTGTCACCTTTACCCCCCTTGGCCGGGTCATAGCCGATCCACACTGCCCGGTTGGCCAGCGGCCGCAAGGTGTGGGGCTTGTAGTCCTCCCACACCAGCCAGCTGTCGACCATGCAGCGTTGCAGCGTCGCCAACGGACACAGGCTCTCGGAGTCATCCATGAACTCGCACATCAGCAGGTTGCGGTATTCATCCTCGGAATACTCACTGCGCAGCTGATCCAGGTCGAACAGGTTACAGCCGCCGCGCACCGCATCTTCCACGGTGACGATCTGCCGCCATTGCCCATCGGCGCACAGCTTGCCGGCAGACAGATTGGCATGGCTCAGGTCAATCTCGACCCGGTCGGCCTTGGCCTTGCCGCGGTTAAAGTTGGCGCCAGACCAGAATCCATAAGCGGGATGGGAAAGGCTGGAAGGGGTGGAAATGTAGGTCTGGCGCCACTTCTTGTGCATCGCCATGCCGGAGGCCACCTTGCGGAACTCCAGAAAGCCGTGGATCCAGAAATACTCATCCATGTAGATGTTGCCGTGGTAGCTCTGGGCGGTGCGGGCATTGGTACCAAGGAAGTAAAGGTGCGCCCCGTTTGGCAGCACCACGGGGTCACCTTTGAGTTCAACCCCCTCCTCCTTGGCAAACTGGATGATGTACTGCTTGAACATGTGGGCCTGCGCCTTGCTGGCCGACAGGAAAATCTGGTTGCGCCCGGTCACCAGGGCATCAATGAACGCCTCGAAGGCAAAGAAGTAAGTCGCCCCGATCTGGCGCGATTTGAGCAGGTCGCGGATCCGGTACTCCTGCCCGGCCTGATACCAGACCCGCTGGTAATCGAACATGGTCGACTCAAACCGCTCGATGAGCCGCTCTTGCTGCTCGGGCTCCACCACGTTGCGCTCGGGCGCCTTCTTCGGCCCCTTGTTGCAGTTGGCCACCTTGGGGTTGAGGTCGGCCTCGTTACCGCCGTTGCTGTACTTGTTGACCCGGGTGATACGCTCGAGCTGGCGGCCCAGCAGGTCAATCTCCTTGAAGTCGCCACCGCTCTTGGTCTCCTTCATCACCAGCTGGATCATGCGCGCCTCGATGGCGCTATCCACCCGGTCTATCGGTTTGATGTCCTCCCAGCCGTCGCGCTTCTTCCAGGTCGAGACGGTACCCTCCGGCGTTTGCAGCAACTCGGCAATGGCGCGCAGCGGGTACCCCTGAAAGAACAGGTACATGGCCTGCCGTCTGGGGTCGAGATGGGGAAAGATGATGGGTGCTGTTGTCATAGCGCCAGTCTACCCAGCCGCTCCCCCCCCCAAACGCCCCACTGCCAGTGTGTAGCGCCACCACACACTGGCCCCGGATTGCACGATCCCGCCGCTCACCCAGACCATAACCGCGACATCACTACCCAATTACCAAAGGGATCCCAGCACATGCCTAAGTCCAAATTCTTCCGTGTTGCGGTTGAGGGGGGCACCACCGACGGTCGCGCCATCACCCGCGAATGGATTGAGCAGATGGCCCAGCGCTACAACCAGGCCACCTATGGCGCACGGGTCAATATGGAGCATATCCGGGGCCTCGACCCCAACGGCTTGTTCAAGATGTACGGCGACATCACCGCCGCCAAGACCGAAGAGGTCACCATCGAAGGGGAACAGCGGCTGGCCCTGTTCGTCCAGATTGACCCGACGCCGGAGCTGATCGCGCTCAACAAGAAGCGCCAGAAGGTCTACACCTCCATCGAGATCCACCCCAACCTGAACGAAAAAGGGGCCTACATGATGGGGCTGGCAGTGACAGACAGTCCGGCGAGTCTTGGCACTGAAATGCTGCAGTTCTGCAGCAAGGCCGCGGTCAACCCGCTGGCCGACCGCAAATACCATCCGGAGTGCCTGTTTACCGAAGCCCTCGAAACCGTCATCGAGTTTGAAGATGAGCAGGAGAAAGGCCCGGGCCTGCTGGAACGGATCAGCGCCATTTTCACCAGTCACAAGCAGCAATCGACCGCCGATTTCAGCGAGGTGCATCAGGCCGTCGAAGCCGTGGCCAAAGAGGTGACCAGCCTCGATACCGACCTGCAAACCAAGTTCAACGAACTGACAGCCCGGCAAACGGCGACTGCCAAAGCCCTGGCCGACCTGACCACCCAACTCGAGCGCCAGGAAGATTTCAGCCACAAGCGCCAGCCTGCCACCGGTGACGATGGCACCAAGCCAACCAACACCGATTTTTAAGGGACCCCGATAATGCGCAACGATACCCGTCAGCAATTCGAGCAGTACACCAGCCAACTGACGAGCCTGAATGCCGTCAGCTCGACCATGGTGCAATTCAGTGTCGAGCCCAACATCCAGCAAAAGCTGGAAACCAAAATGCAGGAGTCCGTCGACTTCCTCGGCATGATCAACATCGTGCCGGTGGATGAACTCAAAGGGGAAAAGGTCGGCATCGGCATCAATGGCACCATTGCCTCTGGCACCGATACCAGTGGCGGCAAGGCCCGCGTCCCGTTCGACCCGACCGGACTGCAAAACACCAAATACGAGTGCGAAAAGACCAACTACGACACCAGCATCGGTTACGCCAAGCTTGATGCCTAGGCCAAGTTCAAAGACTTCCAGATCCGCATTCGCGATGCCATCGTCAAGCGCCAGGGCCTGGACCGCATCATGATCGGCTGGAACGGCAAACTTGCCGCGAAAGACACCGATCGCGTCCAGTTCCCCATGCTGCAAGACGTCAACATCGGCTGGATTGAGCACACCCGCCATGATGCTCCCGCCCAGGTGATGAGCGAAGGGGATGCGGGCACCGGCCATATCTACATCCACCAACCCAACAGTGAAGCCGACACCAAAGAGGGGGATTACGGCAACCTCGACGCCCTGGTGTTCGATCTGGTCAACAGCAAGATAAAACCCTGGTACCAGGACGACACCGATCTGGTGGTGATCTGCGGTCGCAAGCTGCTGGCCGACAAATACTTCCCCATCCTCAACGAGACCCGGGACAACCAGAACAAGCTGGCCGGTCAGGTACTGGTGAGCCAGAAGCAGATTGGCGGCCTGCTGGCGATCCGCGTCCCCTTCGTCCCGGAAGACACCCTGATCGTCACCCGTCTCGACAACCTCTCCATCTACTGGCAGATCGGCGGCCGCCGTCGCCACCTGGAAGAGCAGCCAAGCCTCGACCGCATCGTAAACTGGGAATCCTCCAACGATGCCTACGTGGTCGAGGATTACGACTGCATCGCCGTCGCAGAAAACATCACGCTGGGCGCCAAACCTGCGCCTGCAGGCGGTTAAGGAGCCACGATGACACCTGCACAACGACACACCGCCCGCATCATGGCCGCCCTGCAAGGGGCGGCCAACCCCGAGCAGGATCGCGCCGCCGCCAACCAGTACGAACTCCAGCTGATGCAGTTGGCCGAGCACCGCCGCACCCTCAAGGGCATTCAGAGCCTCGAGCGCAAGATTGACGCCAAACGCACCATGCTGGCCACCTACATACCGTGGATTGATGGCCTGCTGGCCGCCGATCGCGGTGGTCAGGATGACGTCATGGTGACCGTGATGCTATGGCACCTCGACACCGGCGATCTGGCAGGCGCCCTGCCAATGGCTGATTACGTGATCCGCCACGGCCTCAATACCCCCGACCAGTACGAACGCACCGCCCCCACCCTCATCGCCGAAGAGGTGGCCGATACCGCCATCAAGCTGCAAGAGGCGGGCAATGGCCCATCCCTGCCATTGCTCAGCAGCTACATGAACATGCTGGCTGACTGCGACATCTTCGACCAGGTGCGCGCCAAGCTGCACAAGGCGGTGGGCCACGCCTGTTATGCAGAAGGATTCAAGGAGCAAGCGGCCAACCACTACCGCCGCGCCATCGAACTGCACGACAAGGTGGGCATCAAGCGAGAGCAGGAAGATCTGGTGCGCGAGATCAAAAAAGAGAAAGCCGCCGCCGGCCAGCCCGCCAACGAACCGGCACCGCAGCCGGGCGCAGAGCCTCAATCCGAATCACAGCCCCCCAAACAGCCTGACCCCGCCCCCGGCGAGGCCAGCTAACCGAGCGAACCCCGCACCCTGGGCGGCTCGGGCCTGACGAATGCCAGCGGCATACCAGACGGCCCGACCACCGCCCAACATGCGGCGCCACCTCACATCAGGAGCACCATGAGCACCATGAGCACCGGATTTTTAGCCACCAACCCGACCCCGGCCGCCACAGAAGAGGGCGACATCACCAGCGCCCCCTTCTGGCCGGCCATCTCGCTCTGCGCGCTGCGCGACACCGTCCGGCTCGATGGCACCGTCACCACCGCCCGCCTCACCCATGCGGTGATCGACGCCATCACCAGCGTCAACCGGGATCTGGCCCAGTGGCGCAGCGCAAGAGAAAGTGAAGGCCACGCCACCCTGGCCACAGTCCCCGCCGAGCCCATCAATGGCGAATCGGTACATCTGCACAGCTACCGACGCGCTGTCTACGCCAAGACCCGAGCCAATCTGCTGGAGCGTTACACCGACTACAGCACCACCGGTGACGGCATCAAAGGGGTCGATGCCAAAGAGATAAGTTCGGATGACCTCTACCGCGATGCCCGCTTTGCCATCCGCGACATCATCGGCACCACCCACACCACGGTGGAGCTCATCTGATGCAACTGCGCAGCCTGCAGGGCGATACCCTCGATCTCATCCTGTTTCGTCACTACGGCTACACCGCAGGCATCACCGAGCAGGTGCTCAACCTCAACCCCGGGCTGGCCGCGCTCGGCCCCATCCTGCCGACCGGCACCCTCATCAACATGCCAGCGGCCCCCACTCAAGCTGAACAGCCACTGATCCAGCTATGGGACTGACTGTCATGCGACAAAAGAGAATTCCGACATGAGCCGCCTCGACGACGAACTCGAACGACTGGCCAACATCAGCGAGCAACAACTGGCTGCCCGCATCCATGCCGCCCGCATTGCGGGCACTGGCCCCCACTACTGCATCGACTGCAACGACCCGATCCCGCAAGAGCGCCGCGAGGCGATCCGGGGCTGCGAGCGCTGCGCCGACTGCCAGACCATCCACGAATTCCAACTCGCCCGCCACTGCGGCAGCAAACGATAGGAGAGCACGATGCCAGAACCGATTTCCTCCAGCGCCGCAACCAGCACCCTCACCGGTCTGGCCTTGCTGTTCACCCTGCCCGGGGTGGATCCCTCCGTCGTGCTCGGCGCGCTCACCGGCGCGGTGCTGTTTATCTCGGCCGCCGAAGAGCAGGGACGCCTGCGCCGGATTGCCCTGTTTATCGCCTCATTTATCAGCGGCCTGCTGCTGGCCGGCTTTACCTGCCAACTGCTGGAGGTACTGCTGCCCGCCAGCGTCCAGGTCAGCAATGCGATCGGCTCGCTGATCGCCTCCGCCATGATGGTGCGCCTGCTGCAGCTCATCATGCGCAATCAGGATCGACTACTTGAAACCTTGTTTAACAAAAGGGGGCAACCATGATCCCGACCACTCCGACCGGTGTGTTTATCTACACCGCCCTTTACGCCCTGATCTGCGCCGCCATCTTCCTGCGGGTCATGCTGTTTGACCGCAAAGGTGGCGAGTATCGCGCCCTGCCCGCCTGGATGGCGTGGCTGCTCTGCGTGCTGTCAGGCTCCATTCCGCTGCGCTTTCTGTTCGGCGGCATTCCGGTGCCAGACCCGGCCTCCTTCGGGCTTGCCCTCTTCCTGCTGTGCGCCGTGCTCAACACCCGCGGCTCGGTGCACCACCTGCTGCCCCGGGGCAAACCGTCCAGCACCGACCATGCCCGGGATATTTACCGGAGGTACCAGCCATGAGCCTGAAAAAAGGAGATACCGGCACCGCCGTGGCCGACCTGCAACGCCGCCTCACCACCGCCGGTTATCCGGTGGCAGTCGATGGCTGGTTTGGTGAGGCAACCGAAAATGCACTGATAGCCTTCCAGCGGGATTACATGATTGCCGCCATCGGTCAGGCGGGCCCGCGTACCCTGGCCGCCCTGCTCGGCAGTGAGCGCGGCAACCAGCTGACCATCAACCACATGCAGACCGGGGCCGATCTGCTAGCGGTGCCGCTGGCCACCATGGCCACCGTTGCCCAGGTCGAGAGCATCGGCGAAGGCTTCACCCAAGCCATGCGCCCGGTGGTGCTGTTCGAGCGGCATGTGTTCTACAAGCAGCTCACCAAACACCAGGGCAAGTCAGCCGCCGACCAGCTGACCGCCCATTACCCCAACCTGGTCAACCCCAAGCGCGGCGGCTATGCGGGCGGCGCCGCCGAGTGGGAGCGACTGCAACTGGCCATCAGCCTGCATCGGGATGCGGCCATCGAGTCGGCCAGCTGGGGCATGTTCCAGATCATGGGCTACCACTGGCAGCCGCTGGGCTTTACCTCCGCCAGCGACTGGCAGGCAGCCATGCAGCGCAGCGAGGTCGAACACCTCACCGCCCTGTGCCGTTTTATCCAGCAAGACCCCGCCATGCACAAAGCGCTGCAGGGGCGAAAGTGGGCGGATTTCGCCCGCCGCTATAACGGCCCTGCGTTTAAGGAGAACGACTACGACACCAAGCTGGCCAAGTGGTTTGCGCACTTCACCAAGGTCTATCAGCTGCAGGAGGTGGCTAATGTGGCGTGAGCTGCTGGGCTCGCCCCTCAGCTGGTTGCTGCTGGCGTTGGCTGTCGCCCTTGGTGGCTGGGGCTGGTCAGCCCGCTCGGCTGCCAAGGCCAAAGGGGACGTCACCACCCTGCAAACCAGTCTCAAGGCAGCCGAAGAGAAAACCAAAGAGGCCGAGCGACGCGAGCAGCTTAAAGAGACCGCCATCGCTACCCTCCCCCGGGAACTGACCACCCAGGCACAAGCGGCGCAGCAGCTGCAGGGACAGCTCGACCAGCTGGCGCAGGCCGCCACCCGCGCCGACACCATCAAGAGGCTTAAACGTGAAAATGCCGAACTCAGCGCTTGGGCTGATCGCCCTCTGCCTGACCCTGTTATCAGGCTGCTCCAGCGCCCCGCCCTCACCGGCGCCGCAGATTATCAGGCTCACCTGTCCGGCCCCGAGCCCCTGCCAACTGCCGCCGCCGGCGCCACTCAATAACGGCGACTTGCTCGATCAGCTGAGCCAGACCGAGGCCGCCTGGGCCAGTTGCGCCGCCAAGGTCGATAGCCTCATCACCTGCCAGACACGACAACAACGGAGTGAAGATGGAAAAGCCAAAACAGATCCGTGAGGTGCTGACCCGCTGCGTGCCACACCTCAAGACCAACCCGGACAAGCTGCACATCTTTATCGCCCCGGGCAATATTGAAAGCACCGGCGCCCGCTCCCTCTCGTTCGAGTGGCAATACCCCCTCACCATCGGCATTGAAGACTTTGCTGGTCAACCGGATCAGATCATGGTGCCGCTGCTGGCCTGGCTGCGCCAACACCAGCCCGAGCTGATGACCAACGACGAGTTGCGCAAGGATGGCATCACCTTCGAGGCCGAATACCTCGCCAACGACCTGATGGATCTCATCATCACCGTCAAGCTGACCGAGCGGGTCAAGGTATGGCAGAACGAACAGGGGATAGGCTGGGAGCATCTGCCAGAGCCGCCGGAAGACCCTTATGACGGCATCACCTGGGAGCTCTTTATAAACGGGGGAACCGCAGCCATGGCCACCGACGACCTGAACCGGTTGATAAGCTGGGCCGATGCTCTGCTGGCCGGCATGACACCGGCCGCCCGCCGCCAACTGATGGGGGAACTGGCCCGCAACCTGCGCGCCAGTCAGAGCAAACGGATCAGGGCCAACATTCAGCCCGATGGCAGCCCCATGATCCCGCGCAAGCCGCTCAAGAAGCTGGCGAAAAAGCGCAGTGCCACCCGCCGCAAGATGTTTCATCATCTGGTCAGCCCCCGCTGGCTCAAGGCAACCAGCACAGAACATCAGGCCGTGGTCGAGTTTGTCGGCTCGGCCAACCGCCTCGCCACCATTCATCAGTACGGCCTCAAAGACCGCATCAAGGGCCGCGATATCAGTTATCCGGCGCGGGAGTTGTTGGGGGTCACGACTGAGGATGTGATGCAGTTGGAAGAGCTGTTACTAGCTCACTTGACCTAATTAACACTTGATGACCCGTATCCATAAACCATATTACTTTAAAAAATGAAACCAAAATATCACCAAGTAATAATATATTATGATGAATAAACACTCTTTTTAGATGAGAGGTTTTCAACTATTTTTTTCCCAAAATTGATGGCGGGTAACTCCACATATTTATAGGAAATAAATCCAAGTATTAAACAAATACTCAGTGATAGCAAGGCATTTACATTGTGATCAGCATAGGGTAAATAGAGTGCTACAACTTGTTGAATCACAAAACCATATATGTATATCCCATACGATATATCATATTTCATTCTCAAACTTAAAACGAACTTCAAACTGGCAATAGTTATTAATGATATCGCAACAGTCAAATAAAATAAATATTCAAATGTAGCACTATCCTTTAAAAGGATACTTGCAAATATAAATACAAACATCACCTTTGCATTAATAATAAACACATCTTTCCATATTGCAAATAAACAACCAACGGAGAAATACATTGGTAAATAAAGCATTGCTGGGTTTAACCCTAGGGTGTTAGTTAACCAAGGCTGTCTTGTTACGACTGACAATATCACAGCAACACAGGCTAGCGTTGCTAAAACCCTATTTCTAAGAAAGCCTACCATCCCAGCGAAAAAAAGGAACATATAGCATATAACTTCCCATCTAAGCGTCCATAAAGACCCATTTACTACATTAGGGTATTGATTATTTTCAAAAACACCGGGCAGTTCATATCTAGTATCCAGTAACATATTATTTAAGAAATAATCATATACTTTGGGGTTTGAAAAATAATCAAAAACTGTAAGGCTCGTAACTAATGGCCCCATCAAACACACAGTCAAAAAAATCATTACCAACAATGCAGGAAATATTCTAAAAAATCTTGATGAAATATAACCTATGAAGTTATGGTTTTTCATAAAACTATTACAAACCAACATTCCACTAATAAAAAAGAACATAGCTACAGATAAGCCCCCAGATGAGACGAACCCGACAAGCGATCTTATCGCATCTTGTTTTGGATCATCACCAGTTAAAGCATAGGCATGATAATAAATCACTATGCTAGAAAGTAGCACTCTGATTAATGTCAAATTGTTATTATCATGTTCTAAAAAACTGGAAATTTTCACTAATCACTCCTGCATGTTATTTTTATCGAAATGTCAAGTTACATTATTAAGTTAATAACATCTATATTATTTTTTAGAGCAAACAAACCTCCGCATTATGGCAATTTTATTTTACGCAACGAATCACTATGACTTGAAATTGTATGCTCTATTCCTTCCATCATACCTGGCTACAGTGCCTACCGCGATAACGATCAGTCTGAAATGCCAAGCAATACCCTAGGGCCAATCCAAAGTAAAGGCATATCTAATTGATTTATATGAAATTACAATCCTAGTAGAAAAAAGTAAACATCATGCTCATACAGACTAACAAACAAAAATATGACTTTTTCATCAGTGTGTGATTGCGTTACACATTGCTCCTTAATCGCCTTACCCGCCATTGCCCAAAACAATGGCCCCATGCAACCGACCCCAACCGAACTCAAACGCCTGATCGACAACCTGATCCGCATTGGCACCGTCGCCGCCGTGCGCTCAGGGGAGTGTCGCGTCAAAACCGGCGACATCACCACCAACTGGCGGCCCTACACAGCAGAACGGGCCGGGGCTAACCGTACCCGCCAACGCCTTAGCTTGGGCGAGCAGGTAATTTTGCTCTCCGTCAGTGGCGATCTGCGCAATACCTATCTCGTCGGCCGCCTGAATGCAGATAAGTTCCCCGAACCGTTGGCCGAGGATGACAACCCGGATCTCGATCGCACCTAATACGCCGATGGCGCGGTGATCGAATACAACCCGGCAACCGGAGCACTCAACGCCACCTGCATCAAGTCAGCCAACATCGAGGCATCCGTCACCATCAAGCTGATCACCCCGCTGGTCGAATGCACCAAGGCGCTCAAGGTCGGTACCACCATCAGCGCGGGCGGCAAGATTACCGCCCCCAGCGCAACCATCGGCGGCATAGAAGTCACGACCCACAAACACAAAGACACTATGCCGGGCAACGGCACATCAGGGGGCCCGGTATGAACTGGCTCGGCATGAATGCCGCCAATGGCCGCGCCATCAGCGCTACCGACCACATCATCCAATCGGTGCGCGACATTCTTATCACCCCGGTGGGTTCGCGGGTGATGCGCCGTGACTACGGTAGCGAGCTCTTTTACCTCATCGACATGCCCCAGCATCAAGCCACCCGCCTGCGCCTGATGGCCGCCACAGTGCAAGCCCTTATCAACTGGGAACCGCGCATCACTATCACCCGCGTCGATGTATTGGGCGGCGGCATGGATGGCGCCTTAACCATCGAGCTCACTTGGCAGCGCAAAGATGGCGGCGTGTTGGAGTCTGCAACCATCCCCATTCCCACAGGAGCCGCCCAGTGAGCAATGTAGACCTGACCCAGCTCCCGCCACCGGAAGTCGAGGAAACCCTCGACGTTGAGGCCATTCTGGCCAAGCGAAAAGCCATACTGATCAGCTACTACCCGGCAGACCAGCAGGCAGCCATCGCTGCCACGCTGGAGCTCGAATCAGAGCCGCTCAACAAGCTGCTGCAGGAGAATGCCTACAACGAAATGATCCTGCGGGCCCGCATCAACGATGCCGCCAAGCAGACCCTGCTCGCCTTTGCCAGTGGCACGACCCTTGACCATGTGGCCGGTGAGTACGAACTCGAACGCCTGCTGGTCACCCCAGGTGACCCCAACGCCACACCGCCCATCGAGCCGGTGTATGAATCTGATGACCCCCTGCGCATGCGCTGCCAAATGGCTTATGAGGGCATGGCCACGGCGGGCCCGATCAATGCCTACAAGTTTCACGCACTCTCGGCCAGTGCCGAGGTGGCCGATGTCGCCGTCGATAGCCCCACCCCGGGTACTGTCAGAGTGACCATCCTCTCACCGGCAACTACAACACCCCTGCCATGGCGGGCGGGTCGGGTTACGGCCCGCGCATTATAACCCCGGTGCGGCCTGTAGCCAGAGGCAACAGCACCACCCAGCTCCACGCCCCGATCAGTATCACCCAGCAGCCGGGACAATCAGCCACTGATGTGGCGCAAGAGGTGCGCCGCGAACTGGACCGACGCGAACGCCTAGCGGCCGCCAGTGGCCGCGCCTCCCTGACCGACCGCAACTAAGGAGCAACCACCATGATGATGACCCTGGGCTGGTTCGTGTTTATGCGCTCGACCGTGGCCCCCCAATCCCAACAAGACGAAAAATCATGGCGCCACCCGGGCAATAACCGGGTCGGTGCCCGCCCCTCATATCAGTACCTCGGACCTGATGACGAACTCAGCACCCTAAGCGGGGTACTCTATCCAGAGCTCACCGGCGGGCCCGTCTCCCTCGATATGCTCAATAGCATGGGCGACAGCGGCCAAGCCTTCCCCCTGATCCAGGGGGATGGCGTGATGCGTGGCTCGTTCCTGATAGAGGGGATCAGCACCACCCGCAGCGAGTTCTTCCAGGATGGCTGTGCACGCAAAATCGAGTTCAGCATCAAGCTCAAGCGGGTCGATGACAACGACAGCTCCCTCGGCAACACCCTGCTCGGCCGCACTGCGGGCAACCTGCTCGGTAGATTGGGCGTTGACAAGCTGCTGAATACCGTGGGCGGTAAAGTCGGGGGGCTGCTCTGATGGGTGCATTCGACCAGTTCGGTACCCGCTTGGCTGAGAACCTTGGTATCACCAGCCAGCTGGATGCCCTGCGCCAGCAGCATCCGGCGCCCGCCTATCAGGTGCGGGTCGATGGCAGCGATATCTCGGGCACCCTGCGCCCGCGCCTGATGCACATGACCATCACTGATAACCGGGGCATTTCTGCCGATACCATCGAAATCGCCCTCGATGACAGCGACGGCAAGCTGGCCATGCCGCGCCGTGGGGCCACCCTGCAAGCCAACATCGGCTGGCAAGGCGGCCCCCTGGTCGATAAAGGCACCTTCAAAATTGACGAGGTGGAACACGGCGGCGCACCGGATGTGCTCACCATCAGAGGCAAATCGGCAGACCTGCGCGGGGGCATGAACAAACTGCGCGAGCGCAGCTGGCACTTCGAAACCATCGGCGCCATCGTGGAGCAACTGGCCGCCCGCTATGGCCTGACCCCAAGCGTCGGCGACGCCTTCAAGGGGATGGTGATCGACCACATCGACCAGACCAACGAGAGCGATCTGGCCTTTCTCACCCGCTTGGCGACCGAGCAAGATGCCATCGCCACCGTCAAATCTGGCCGCCTGATGTTCATCAAGGCGGGCAACGGCACCACCGCCAGCGGTAAGCCACTGCCGGCTGTCACCATCACCCGCCAGGACGGCGATCAGCACCAGTTCTCGGTGGCCGACCGCGACGCCTACACCGGCGTCATCGCTTACTGGCAAGACAACAAAGCCGCCGAGAAGAAGAAAATCGAGGTGAAGCGCAAGCGAAAGACCAAACCGAAAGAGGAACGGCCGCTACCACCGGGGGTGGTAGTCAACAAGAAGGAGAACGAGCTGCAGGTTGGCGACAGTGAGAACGTCAAGGAACTGCGCCACGTTTACGCCAGCCAGAGTAACGCCATGCGGGCAGCCCGGGCTGAGTGGGAAAAGCTGCAGCGCGGCGTGGCCGAGTTTCAGATCACCCTGGCCAAAGGCCGCCCGGAACTCTACCCGGAACAACCCACCACGGTCAGGGGCTTCAAACCACAAATCGACGAGGCCGACTGGCTACTCACCCAGGTGGTACACGACCTCACCGAGCAGGGCTACACCAACCGCTTGCAACTCGAAGTGAAACTGGCAGAGCTGCCGGAATAA